AGTTTTTGAAGATGATATTATAAAAGAGGAGGTAGTCGTTGAAGAAATTAAAGAAGATGTGGAAGTCATCATTCCTAAGGATGATGTTGATGTACTCGACCCACCTAAAGAGGAAGTTATTAAAGATGAAGTTGTGGAGTTTGAAGAACCGCCTATTGAGTTCGAGATTATTGAATTTGATTTGGAAGATATTGCTCCCGAAATCGTGGATGAAGTACCAGTATTGGTTGAAGTTTTAGAAGATGAGCCTATTAAAGAAGATATACCTGAAGTTTTGGAAGAAGATACTCCCGACACAACGTTACCTCCTGTGGAGATTAAACCAGAGAGAGAAAAAGTAGTTCTTACAGAGGAAGAAGTTGCTGTTGAAGTAGCTGAAGTTGTAGAAATTATAAAAAATATTGTCATTGAAGAAGTTACTGTAGAAGAAGTTGTTGAAATACTAGAAGAAGTTAATGATATAGGTGTACAGAATTTATCTTCAGTCACAGAGGAAACACAGGATGTCATACAAGAGGTTGTTGAGGAAGCTATTGCAGATGTTGCAGAGCTTACTGAAGAACAGGTAGAAGTTGTCGCTGAAATATTACAAGTAGAAACAGAAGATGTAGCTATTATTGCTGAATCTATTAAAGATGACGAGGTTATTGCTGAAGCTGTAGAGGAATATGTAGCTAGAGCTGTAGCAAATACTGATGTAGAGAATTACACCTTAGCTGATGTTGTAACAGAAGTACAGTTTGAAACCTTTATAGAAAATCCAATACAAACATTCATAGACATTGACATACAAGAAATAAACTTTAGTGACATAGGTAATGACATGACTAATGACCAGAAGGAAAAAGCTCAAGAAGTTGTAGTCCCAGTAATTTTGACTAGAATAGCTACTATGGCTGCTTTTGTATTTAGGAGAGGCAATGTTTAAAAAACTAGGTAACTGGATAATAGATGCAATTAAGGAAACACTTAACCTTAGTTGGACTCTTGTTGGTTTAGTTATTGCTACTCTTACATTAACTGGTTCAGCGCAACAAGTAACAGGTCTTGCTACTATAGTTACATTAGTTATATGGTTAGTAACTTTAGGATGGAGAAAGTAATATGGCACACGAATCAAGAAAAGCTGCAATGCTTAAGAAACATGGACTTAAAGGTGTCAATACACCTAAACGTACACCTGGACATAAAACTAAATCACATGTTGTTCTTGCACAAAAAGGCCATGAAATAAAATTAATTAGATTTGGACAACAAGGTGTAAAAGGTGCAGGTAAAAGTCCTAAAACTGCAAAAGATAAAGCTCGTAAAAAATCTTATTACGCTAGACATAATGCACAAGATAGTAGTCCTGATAAGTTTTCAGCTAGGTATTGGTCACATAAAACTAAGTGGTAATCATAGATTGCAAAGCTTGCAATAAATCTTTAGAGTTCTTTAAAACATATAAGATGTGTACTAATCTAGGATGTATAGATTATAATAAGAGGATTAAAATATATGCAAAAAAAACAGAAGCAGAAGAAGAGTAATGTCAATAAACCTAAAAAACGATATTGATAATCTCCCGTCAGCTTATCAGCTTTACCCTAATGGTAATCAGAATTGTCTTAATTGTGGTGCTTATCAACCATCTGGGAACTGTACTGTATGGAATGCAGTAGTGCAAGAGTTTGCTTGGTGTAAGAAATGGATAAGTAAAGCAGATGGCTAAAGTAAGTTGGATGTGGGGTGGCAAACGTCACTACGGTACATTGATAAGAGAAACTAAAACACATAAGTATGCACGTACAGTTAATGGAAAAGTTAAAAAAATAAAAAAATGAAATATGAAGTATTAAGAATAAGTAGTGGTAAAGACTCTACATCTGGTATGTTGTTTGAAGTTGACAATAATAGACGTACATTTCTAGCATACACATTAGAAGATGAGCAACGTGACGTAAAAGTTTGGGGTGAAACACGAATACCTCCTGGTACATACAAACTTAAACTACGTAAAGAAGGTGGATTTCATACAAGATACCTAGCTAAATACGGTGATACATTTCATAAAGGTATGATATGGGTACAAGATGTACCAGGATTTGAGTACATACTATGGCATACAGGTAACACAGATGAGCATACAGCTGGTTGTTTGATACTTGGTAACACACAAACTAACAATCGTATAGCTAAAGATGGCTTTATTGGTAGTAGTGTTGACGCATACAAGTTTGTTTATCCCCGTGTGGCAGCTTCTATTGAATCTGGATTAGATGTAGAAGTAACATATATAGATTATGATGGTGATGTTAAAAAAATATCTAATAAAGCTACTGATGATGTCATACTTACAAGTACAGTAATAGATAAATTATCAGAGATAAGTGGCAAACTGCAGGTTATTTCTGCTAAACTAGACGGCAGAAAGATAGATTAATGAGAAACATACCATTTACTAGAAGCTCTAAATTATCAGAAGATTTAGATACAGAAGGTTTAGGTACAAGTGAAATGCCTGAAAAAGGTGTTGATGATAAAGCTTTACTAGGTAAAGATAATGTACGTATTACAAATCGTATAGACAATTATGGTAATCAAATACTTGAAGATTTATCTGGTAAAAGTGCAGGCTTCGGTCAATTTGAAGTAGAAGTTTTAGAAGGTGTGTTAAAAAAAGGTGAGATGGCTGGTAAAAAACTATCATCTGCACAAACAAAATCTATTGAAGATATATTGTCTAGTCAACCAGCTAAGAGATTACCAGGTGCGCCTGCAGGAATAGGTGGTACTAGAATGGAAGAGTTTACTGGTGCTACTACATACACAGAAGCAGAGATAGCAAGAGCTACTAATATATATACAGAAGAAATAGGAACTATAGATAAATATTTAGAAACACCTAATCTTCCTGATGATGTTCGTAAGACATTAGCAAATGAAGCTGCTGAATTAGATATTCAATTAGAGTATGAAAAAGCAAAAATGGGTACATCATTAGAAGAATTACAAACAGCTAAAAGTATTGAAGCAGCTAATCTAAAAGCTGGTATTGAAATGTCAGCTGAAGATATTAAAAGTGCATCAGTTAATGTTACAGCAAAAGCTAGTGAATCTGCTGAAGCTGCAGTAGGTACACCTAAAGATATTAATAAAGGTACTGGTAGAAGTACTTCTGGATTATTTGGTGAAACTAAAGGTATCTTAGGTGATGCTGGAGATGTACCTAAACTAGATATTAAAGCTAAATTTCCTACAACAGACCAAGGTGCTTTAGAAATTAGTAAAGCTCAAACTAAATTAGATTCTTTAAACAAAAAATTAAAAGGTGATATAGATTTACAAACAAATTTATCTAAAAATATTCATGGTGGTATATCAATGCCTGATTTAGCTGCAGAAATAGCAAGTACAAAAAAAGATATTAAAAATACAAAAAGTTATATAAGTAGAAGAACAAATCCTACTGAAGCATTGTATGCATCTGAACCTACAATGACTGGTGTATATAAATACACACCAGGTGAACCATCTCCTGATGCTAAAATACAAAACTTTAAAGGACAAACTACAGCTTCGTCTATTAGTTCTGCTGAATCAGCTACAGCTAGTGGAGATTTTTCTTATCAAGTATCAGAAGCAGGTAGAGCAGAAGCAATTAAAAAAGCAGAAGCATTAGATGTTAAGTATGATAAACCTTCTTATTACCTACAAGGACCAGGAGCTAGTGGTGGTACACTTTCTAGTGAAAGAATTAAAGCTGTTACTTCTTTTGATTTAGGTGGAGGAGTTGCAGGTACTATAAATGAAACAGGAACAGCTGTAAGTACACCTCCTAAACCTGCTCAAGAAGCTATTAACATAGGTAAAATAGAAACTACTCCTAAATATACTGAGATATTCGATAAAGCAATTAAAGATTTTGGTGGAGATATAGCTAAAGCTACAGTTATTGCTACTAGAGTTGCTAAAAATTTCTACAAAAGAAGTCCTATGATTATGACTGGATTAGAAGTTATACCAAAAGCTTTTAATAAGTTTATAGATAAGGATTACAGTGCATAATGTTTGCACAGGGAAAAAGAAAAAGAAAATCTGATGGGACGTTTCAGAAAGACGTGTGGTGGACTCCTTGGAATGAAGCATGGAGTTATAAAATGAGTGAACAATTAAAAGATATGTTAGAAAGAACTTCCTGGACATTTGTCGAGGCGTTCATAGGTGCATTAACAGTTGCTCCTCTAGTTGGTGTAGATGCTGAAGTACTTCAGTTAGCTGCGTTAGCTGGTGGCGGTGCTGCACTTGCAGTAATTAAAACATATGCAAAAAAACAAATAACAGTAAGTAAATAATGAGAAAAAGTAAAAAATCAAAGAATCCAGATTTCAGAGATTTAAATTATACCCTTAGAGGTAGAGGTGATATGCATGCACTCGATAGAAATGATAAATATACATCAAGAAAACCTCGTGAAAAAAAACCTGGTATAAAAGATTACGTAGATGTTGCACATACTATGTTGCAGTTATCTGTTTTTGGAGGTTTATTACCGAGAGCAGAACAGAAAGAACCATTACTACCTATATGGGAAGATAGAAACCCAAGGAACAATAATACAAAGTTAAATTACTAATGGCAAGAAGTAAACCTAACAGAAATAAACAATCAGGTAAGTATGGTGTAACACCTATCTCTAATGATATGAAAAACTTATTAGTAGGTAAAGGTGTAGTTGGATTAGGTGAAGCTGAGTTAAAGAAACGTATTAAACAACAACAAGCTTTAGCTCGTAAAGCATACGGTTCTAATGCAAGTAAAGATAAACTTACTGCGTCAGACGTTGCTAATGTATACCGTGGTTTAAAACATGATAAGCTTGCACAAGATATGATAGATATGAAGAAACTTAAAGACCAAGGTTACTTCGGTTAACTAACACCTGAGTGTCTATCTAAATATCCTTCTAACAGTTCTCTGTACGCTACCTTAGTACCCATAGATTGTCGTCCATCGTAGATATCGTGATGCCATTTACATAGTACAGCTGTATTATCTACATTATATTTGCGTGCTTTGTTGCCACCCATACCTATATCTTTTATGTGAGCTAACTCTAACCATTTGTTACTGCTACAGTTTGCCCACTCACAGGCGTTTCCAGCTCTTTTAAAGGCCTCTTCTCTTATTTGTGCTATATCATTCATTGATACTGTACATTGTATATTTAAGTGTGATTTCTTCGTTAGCTTTAATAGGCCTAATAGGATACAACTGATTAACATATGTACCTTCGTGTCGTATTACTTCGCAGTTAGGTTCGTCACTATGGTTAATAAAACCACCTAGCGGTGTGCGTATTACTAAACCTTTCTCATCTACAAACACATGTGTTACACCAATAGATGAATCTAAATCACGAATAGCTTTGGTTGTGAATAAACCTAAACCTTCTATTTTACTTGGTTGTATAGTAAGATACTTAGGTAAAGGTCTATACGTAGGTACATTATCCATATACTGTTAAGTATTTACCGCTTGGCATATCCCATGTTTTCATTACATCATTCCATCTAAACTTATCTAGATTAGATGAACCTTCGTATACAGCATTAGATATAAGCATAAACAATTGTGTACTACATTTACCTTTGACTTTACCTATGCTTGATTCAGACATATTAAATAATTTGTCTATGTAACGTATAGTATTTTGTGTTACTTCGCCTGTATCTTTCTGTGTTTTAGGTCGCATAGCGTGGTCTAAATCTAATAACTTTTCACCACGAGCTAACGTTACACGTCTAGGACATAGCTTAGCTTTACGTATAGTTTCTATTCCATGTGTCAATGACACTTCAATGTTTAATGTTTCTTTATCTATATAGTACTGCGCCCATATAGCATTACCTTTATCTGTTACACCTAACAATCTTCTACCACCAAACTCGGTAGCAGCAGCAGCTAAGTCTCTTTTACTTTGTTCCCAATCTCTGAACTTTTGTCTTGCATCCATATCTGTTTCAGCATCTCTAGCTTCTTTAGATGCAAATGCTTTAAATGTATTTGGCATAGTTATTCCTCCTCTAATTCTGCTAGATGAAAGTTGTAATCTTTTACAAATTTATCCATCAGGTATCTTAATGCTATTGTGTCTGGTGCTACGTTAAATGTATCACTACCACATGCTTTACTAAATCTCTGCGCCCATACTTTCATGTAACGCGGATGATTAAATATATTTATAGTTTCTATATCTAATATTTGTTTATCAGATTTCGCCATTCTCTACTTCTCTTTCTAATTTTTCTATACAATCAGAACAATACTTAACTAATTCAAATGTAGTTACGTATGCTTTGTTACAGATTGTACAAGTAAGATTTAACATATCTTTTATGTCATCTTTCATTTCGTTTAATAATTTATTGTATTGTTTATAAATCATAGTTACCTTTCCAACAATGTTTACTAGAGTTCCAGTGATGCCAGCCATCATTGTAGACTAACCAAGCTGCGTATCTTGTAGCAACTTCTGGATTATCTCTACTACCTATTATACCAAGTTTATTTTTTAACCAAGCCCAAGTTTTGTCATTAAATTGCCAGAGTCCAACGTCATTCGTACCGTCAGTATTTTGTCCCGTAACTGCAGGCTGTCCACTACTTTCGCAATAGATAACCTTTAATGCACGAACAACGTCTTCTTCTGCAAAATAACTTTGTACCAGAGGTATCCATTTCTCAACACTGTACACCACATACTTTGTTTCACGACAACTCTGGTACTCGGTTAATTCAGCAGGTGTCGGTGGTGTTATCCACAAACACGCTGCTAAAATTGTTTCTATCATTAGCTAATGGTAGTTCTAGTAGGTACTTTGGTGCAGTAGTAACTGACAAGTCCCTTGGTTTTAGTAGGCAGTGTAGTTATTTCATAACCTTCTGCTCTTAAGTTAAAGAGTATCCCACCAAATCTATGGCAGTATAATTCTCTTACAAATTCCCAGTTAGTTATAGGGTCAGATTCCATAAATTCCTCTAACGCCCAAGCAACTAACTGAGTTTTACTTTTTACATATGCGGGTACAAGTACCCCTCTAAATGCACTAGGTATCATATTGATTCTCCATCTAAGTTCCACTCTTTAGGTAGGTCTGAGTTATCAAGCCACCAAGACTTACGCCATTTACCACTATGTCCTCCGCATATTACGGGGTCATTAGTACTGCAAGTAAAGTCTGGACTTTTCTCTGACCGTTTACTGTTACGGTTGTCGTATACCATCTGTCCACAGAATGGACATTTAAGGTCGTCACGATATTTATTTTGTTGTTCCATCTTTTTAACAACTCCTTCCAGCATATCACCAGCTGGTTGTACACCTGGCTCTGTGCTATCTTGTACTTCAAGTCCTACTGCATTAAGCTTTTCTTCTATTGACATAGTGTCAAATGATTCTTGCGTAACAACAGTGGGCATATCAACAAGCTTTTCTATGTAATTAAAATACATATCTAACTGTTCATCTGTCCATGTTGTTTTGTCTGCAGGTAACTTCTTTAGTTGTGCATACTGATTTGCAGAA